TTTTAACAAAGCCCGAAGTATTGCCCATTGTGAATTTAAAAGCCACTCTGACATTAAAATATAATATCCTTTCCTGAACACCTGGCGGCAATGTCAGACCGCTATAAATTAATTCACCGGCAGGGGCGACGGGCTCATTTAGGCCGTCAATATTATTTGATGTAGCCTGAAATGGTGGCCCTGTTGTTTTCCATTCTTCTGGACCTGGCGGGTTAAATTCACTGCTTAATGCAATTGAGGTGCTTACTTCAGTATAACCCACACCATTCCACCGATAATATTTTCCGGTATCGAGCGCTTTATAAACTCTTCCTGATTTGCCCACGGCTGGAAAAGAAGCCAGATTCGCAAATTCTAAGATCGTCCCGATTTGCTTATTAAAAATGAAATTAGCCTCATGCGTCAATAGCCTGGGATGAAGGAATAATTGCCTCATTGGCACCGGTTCAAGGCTTAATCTTTCAACTGAAAAAGTGCCGAAAAGATCAACGGCAGTATCAAATCTTGTGCGAAGCTTATCAGCAAAGCTTTTGCGCTCACAATTCATTTTAACCGTGTATTTGCCTTCTTTGTATGAATCGAAATTTAGCTGTGATTCGAAGAGTATGGTTAAAACATTATCACTGGAAAGCTCCCCGAATTTCAATGAAAGGTTCATTCTTTCGAACCTGTTTTTGTAGGCGTTACGAATGATTGAACGCCCGGCAGCTTCATCAAATTCAAGAAGTACGTCACCGTCCGTAAACTCGAACTTGTAACCCTTCATCAAATCATCCCATTTTATTGATATGTCTATGTCTCCCCATTTGATTGGTTCCTCTATTTCATAAACGGTCGATTGATCCGTTAGCAAAAAGACATTACGAACATAATACAGTTTATTGCCGGTAAATTGTTTGCTTGGCGGGTCTGGAATTTCTGTTACAAATTCGGCGTTGGCTTCATCTATCCATATAAAGGCTCCGGCAGGTTGATTTGTAACAGCTTCATAATCCATCAACATGGAATAAAATTCTTTCTTTCCGTCTGAAAAAGTATTCTCAGCTAATCTGAAACGGGCTGAATTAATAAGTGTAGATACCTGGAAAGTCAATTGTCCACCGGCAGGGATGCCATGAAAATATGCAACGAGCTCAACCCAACCAATTTTCGCGCGGCTTGCACGTACCGGCACTGTGTATCCTTTAATTAATTGCGATGAATCAAGATTGATTACATCAAGGAATAATACATTATCGTCTGCAAAATCTCCATTGACCTTTACCCAGCATGAAACCCGATAAGCTTTGAATTGTTCTCCCGGAAAATCAATTGCGATAAATGGGGCCGTTCCATTTGCAAGCGTTGGACCATTTAAAAAAGCAGTGGTAAGTTTTGCAGAGTATAAACCTTCGTGAAATTCTGCTCCATCCCTTTCTTGGGCCGTTGACGATAAGTAAAATGTTGCGTCCCAACTTGAAAGAACACCTTCAAATGTTCCGTTGGTGTATTGACTAATAAGATTCGCCATTTTAGAACTTGTATTTAGTATCAAGACGCATTACGCGCCCGTTTACGCCTCTTTCAAATCGTCTATAACCTTTATCGTCGAAATAATCCTGTGGTATTTTACCGATGGCATTTGTTAACTGCTCAGTGCTTTGACCGATGGCTTCAGTTACTTTATCCATATTGACCCTGGCGGTTTCTCTTACAATGCTTATGCCATTACGAAGAATACCGGATTCATTTTGCATGTCCAAATAATCCAGGTGCTTGGCGGTTTCGCTGGCTGTTATTATTCGAGAACCCTTTTTCAAATACGTTAATGTTGGTCCATCGGTTCCGATCATTCGGGCCTTTCCTGATTTATCAACTATTATTTCCGGCCCCAATTCATTGACAATTGCCAAGCCTTCAGGTGAGTTTTCGGTACCAACCGCAAAGGAAGGAATCGGTTTTGAAGCCACTACGCCAATCTGAACGGCTCCGGCAGCGGCAACTAATGCAGCCAATACAAATGAGGCCGGCGGCGGGTAATCTCCTAACGCCTGGCTTACACCCTTGGCGGTGTTTATTCCTATTTCAGTGATCGCCAAAGCCTTTTCGAAAATGGCCCTGCGTCTATTGGCTTGTCGTTGCTCGTCGTCTATCTTCTTTTTTCTTGCCGCAAATTCAGCCTGAATTAAAGCTTTGGCCTGTTCATCATCTTTGACAAGGGCTAATTGAGCCGATTGTTCTTGACTTAATTTATCAAGACGGTTATTACGGTCAGCGTCAGCGGCTGCATTTTGTTGGTCAATGATTTGTAAGGCACCTTGAAAAGCTACTTGTTTTAAGTTGGTGACTGCATCCTGAATCTTCTTTTCAACTTCGATGCGTTTATCCGCACTTTGTTGTGAAAGCTGAAGTTCCAACTCAGAGATTGACTTTTCAACGGCTGCGCGTTCCTTTGAACCTTCATCCAATAAAGCGGCCCTGGTCTTTAAATATTCAATCTGTGAATTGAGGGAAGCGGTTTGCCCCTCTTCCTGAATCTTTAATTTTTGCTTTTCAAAATCTTCAAGGCTGGAAACGTCACCATTTGCAAACGCTTCATTTAAAGCGGTTAATTTTTCATTAACGCCCTTATCCAGGTTATCCGCGAAAATGGCCGCGTCCCTGTCCAGAACTTTAAAAACGTTGTCTTCAGCTGCTTTTTTACCATCTTCAAGAAGCTGATCTGATTTGGCCTGATAGTCTTCTTGTATTTTGATTGTGTTCTTTGTGTAGGCTACGTCAGTGCCTAACAATTTTTCCTTTTCGCTCCGAACTAATGCAATCCGGTCCTTGATGGAAATATCTTCCCGGCTATATATTTTATCAAGCGTATCCCCGTCTAAATCAATCCTTGCAAGGGCAGCTTCTTTTTCTGCTTCTAAAGCCTTATCGCGATTGTCCTGAAGAAGCTTTTCTTGCGCATGGTCCATATCAGTGATCGCCTGTAAGCGATCTCCTAAACTGGATTCCTCATTTGCTAATATTTTTTGATTTGTACGAACAGTCTCATTTAACCGGAATGAATTTAATGCGGTTTCTGCGTCTTCTTCACGCTTCTTTTGCGCAATAATGTCGTTTGTCATTTCATTAATCAGGGCTATTTCGGCTTGTTGCCGGCGCTTACGTTCCTGATAGAATTTACTTTGAAGGGCTACTTCAGCCGCTTGCAATTCAACCAATTTTTGACGCGATTCGTACGTCTCGCCATCCTGTTTAATGTTCAGTTTTTGCAGGGCTATTTCATCCCGAGCTAATTTAAGATCGCCTTCAAGTTGGTCTTGGAGTTTTTGATTTGCCTCACGTAGTTTGTTGAAACGTTCTTCATCACTGAATCTCAGCTTATCTTTTGATTCAAGAAGAAGTTTACCCACTTGCAATTCCGTACGCGCATCATCAATTATGTCTGCGATCCGGTCCTTACGTAGTTGATTCTCTAAAGCTGAAATTTGATTGCCAAGTGCTACCCTGGCCTTAAATGCGGCCATTGTTTCATCGGCCATCTTCTTTATTCCATCGACTACGACCTGAATCGCGTCAGAGGTTTTATCCAAAAGTTTTGTTACGCCGGTCGCTTCCTGGGCTAATGCATTGCCCAGGTCTTTGAATCCATCTGTAAAGCCGCTTTTAAATATTTTCCCAATGGCCTGAAATAATAATGGTATGGCTTTTAGACGATTGAATACATTTTCTAAAATAGCATCGCCAAGCTTTTTAAGCGTGTCGATAGGGTGTTCGAATGCTTGGGTAAATGCTTCGGTCAATGGTTTTAATAGGTCTATTAAAGCCTGAAGCGTTTCTTTTGGATGGGTTAAGGCTTCGAATATTGCTTTACCCAAATCCTTAATTACGGCCATGAATGTTTCAAGGATGGCTTCACCAACCTTTAACACTTTATTAAAATCGTCCTGGCCTTCAATTGAGCCTTTGAAATAGGCCATTAAAGCGCCAAGGGCTGCGGCAATTGCGATGATTATCGCGCCAACTGGATTGGTAGCCAATGCATAAAAAGCCTTTCCTAAGCCTTTAACTTCTTCGATTACCTGGCCGAATTCAGGCGCTATTCTGCCGAGATTACCCTGCATTCCTTCGAGGGCTTTTCCATAATCGCGTACGCTTCGCTGATTGTCACCTACTGCTTTATCCCATTTTTTAAGCTTTTCGGTATTATCTGAAACGAATTTTTGAAGCTGTTTGAATTCATCACTCGTGCCATCAATGCCGCCTTCCATTGCTTTCAAATCCTTCTTGGCTTCAGCAACTTGTTTGCTTAATTCATCATAAGAGCCAGCCGCAACCAAGACACCTTTACGGGCTTCTTTTAATGCGGAATTTGAGGCGTTATATTCATAGGCCAGAGCTCTAACCTTTTCTATTTGTGTATCCTTAATTGCGTTGTCAGACGCATCGCCCATTGTTTTATATGCGGCTTCAGCTTCAGCAAGTCTTTTGCGTAGATCGTTAAGGCTTCCGGTTTCGTCATTTGTGGCTTTGCTGGCCTCTTCTTTGGATTTGGTTAAACTATCAAGTTGGGTTTGTAGCGTTTTTGTGACCTTAGAATTATCTGTTTGCGCGGTCTTTAATGCAACATAATTCTTTACCAAAGTCTCTGAAGCGTGGGAAGCCTCAACAAGTACCTTTTCGTTTTTCTGCATGGATGCGCCCATACCGGTAACTGTTTTAACCAATCCTTCAGCAGCATTTTGAACCGCAACAAATTCACCGGCTAATTGCTGATTGCTTTCTTCAATGCCGCTTATCATTCCCTGATATGCCTTTTCCAGGTTATCAAATTGCTTTAATGCGTCCTTTATGGGCGTATCGTCATTGAAATCGAAGAAGGTTTCAAAACCTATTTTCATTTGCCGAAGATTAATTTAAGGACTTCCAATGTACCTATTACAATGATCCCTATACCTTCAGGCTTTTTGTACCAAGGCTTTAAAGATTGTTGTATCGCTGCATTAAAATTTTTATTCAAGATATGATTCACACTATCCTTTCGCGCATTTGCCTTTTCAAGGATTGTGATTTGCTTTTGTGATTCTGCATTGATGGAATCAGAAAGGATTACCTCTTTTTCAAGTGAATTTATTTCAATGGAAAGGGAGTCTTCCAATTGCTTAAACAGCTTGAATTTCTTTGTTTCTAATCGGTAACGATCTATTCGGACCGCTACGGCTGTATCGAATGGGGATTTTTCACCGCGAAGTAATTTTCTGTATTGTGCTGAAGCTTTAGAAATCGGGACGATCTGAAAGATCAAGATCATTAACCCTACGTGTAAGCAGATCGGTATTTTTTCTAAGAAGAATGTTTTGTGTGTGCGTTTCATCTTTCTTGACCTGTAATTGCTGCTTCAATTGTGTTATTTTCAATAACAAAACCGTCTCATTTGCCGAGCGTATAGAGTCGTAAGTTAAAGATTTTTTGACATTTTCATTAAGCTGATTGATTACAGCGTTATCCGTGGCGTTTTTTTGCCATAAAAAATAAATGGCAATGCCTTCACAGATTATTAAAATGATGGTTAACCAGGGTAGCGCTTTCATTTGATTTCGTCTCTTATATCAATAATTGCCATGCCTCCTTTTTCCAGGTGTGGATACACCAATTCATAAAATCTTTTGATCGCCTGAAGACTATAAGACATTGGGTTTTTGTCTTTTGAATAATCGCATGCATCGGCAAATAAAAGGCACCCATCCGTATGGGTTTCGTCAATCCCTGAGTGAATGTAAATACCTTGAAATCCTGGAACATTCATAACCTGGATATGGTATTTGAACCAAGAACCGTATGCCTCCCGGTGTTTTAAGGTCAATGGTGTATCCTCTTTATTGATTTGCAAATCATATATCGCTGCGGGAATTCTTGTCTCGTGAGCCAGCTTTATCTTTCTAAATTCATCTTCAAGGGTATGCGCTTTATATCCCTGGCCTGATACAAAGCCGAAGGTTTGGTTTCCGGTATCATACAGCCTGGGCATGATGAATTTCATTTCAGTTAGATTTTCCATTCGCTCGTTTTTTAGCTTCAAAATATTTTAATGCCGCATAGAATCGTAATACCGTCATTTTATCCGGGGATTGAATCCCGTTTGCCATTAATGCTATACACAACTCCTCAAAATTGATCCTGAATTGAATAATAATATTGTAGTGGCTATCTCCATCCATGTTTTTTGGAGTAATCAAACTTACGAAATACTGATTTAATGCTAAAATCTGGTCGATATATTGTGCTTCACCGTCGCTTATGATGAAGTTGCAATTAGCTAAAATCTTATCCCTAATGGCTGATAAATGGTTCATTTGGCCTGAATCTCCAAACTTATCCGGGAAGACTACCTTAAGCTGAGTCTTTATATTTTTTTTTTGCGGCCTCTATGTCCGTTTTTACTTTCCCCTGCGTAAGTCCTTCTTTTGCCAACCCTTCTAAAATTAGCTTCAGGCAATTTAATGAGTAATCAGGAATCGGCTGGCCGTCAATTGATTTGAGCATTGAGGCCCATTGAAGCGCTGGAAAATTGTTGTGAAAAAGTAAATGATAGAAATTTTGATGTTGATTTTTCCGGGCTTGTATTGCCTCCTCTATCTTTTTTTGAGACAAAAAGAAGTCAAGCTTATGGAAATGCTTTTCTATTGATGGTAGGTCGCTCCCGATTTCTGAGTCCATAACGGCATATTCATTGAAGAGATTATAGTTTGTAATAATCAATTCGTCTATATCGTCGTATCGCTCAATTGTTACATTCCCAATCTTTTCTTGGATCATTTGGTTATCATGTGGTTCACTATTGTTGCGGCTATTGGAACGATTAACAATTGGATTGTAAAAGGGATCAATAGTAAGGCTAAGGTACAAAGCACGATTGACAACCAAAAGCCGAGGCAGAAATCACATTCCCAGGGAAGCCAATAAGGGGTTCTTGCCTGGAACCAATCGAAAATATATAGATTTCTACAGGTAATTATTACAAAGGCAACGATGCAGCCAATGATTAAGGAATAAACTATGATGGTCATATCTTCCGGTTACGCCTATGAATGCTGTCCATTTGATGATTTATGCGTTCTAAGGTTTCAATCCTATTCCGGGACTTGATAAGTTCTTTGTGATACATCTGAATAACGTTAGCTTTTTCGATGTACTGTATCGTTAGAATTCCTGTCCCGCGTATGTACATTATGATAACAAACAAAAAAAGGGCACCTAGCATGCATAAAGAGACAACGAACTTGCAAAATGCCTTCTTAATTTCCTGGTTTCGTTCTTCTAAACTCATTTGCGATTCTTCAATTCAGTTAAGTCTCTCGCAATTTGTTTAATTATTTCTTTTATGTCACCATCCGCATTCAGTTTTTTAAGATGCATGGTCAAAAGTTTCCAGCATATTCTTGCCAAGACGACGATAATAACTACCATTACCGCGAACAAAGCGTTTTGTTCCATTAGCGTCTTGATCGCCCCTGGTGCCTCCATTTGTAGTATAATCATTCTCGCAATATACTAGCCAATTGTGGTTTCTTGACCATTTATATAGCCTATTGTTCCGGTAGTCCTTATTCGGACCCACACGCCAGCCGCGATAAGCTGGCCTAAATGACATCTTAATACAATTGTTTGGGCAAATCCGATTACTAAAGTAGTGCTGAAGCTGGCACCGTCGCTGTCTACTTCAGTCCAAGGGCCAGAACTTGAAGAGGCAGTTTCTAAAAAGCATTGCGATGTAACGGTCCCGCTAACAGTTATTGCGCATGTTGCTGAAAGATTATAGCGACAATTTACCGGTTTCGTTGTGGATGGCTGAAAGGCAGTATTAAGTGATCTAGTAACCGGCGATCCTGTTTGAGATAATGCAGCAACAAGGCCCGATACGGTTACATAAGTATTGCTTGATGATGGAGTCCCATTGTTCCCGGCCAAGGCATCCTTCTGCCCTGCGCTTGGAGCTGTGGCAATCAATGCTGTTATCTGTGCCTGAAGTTTGCCTAATGCTACAAGTATCGTGTCCGTGGCTGTGATGGCTGAATTTGTGGCAAATGATATACCCGTTAAAACAGTGCTTAAAACCCTGGCCGTTGTGAAATATAAATTAGTGACACCTTCTGTCACTGAGTCGGTACTTCCTGGCGAAGCTGATATTTCAATATAAACAGACCCAGACCATCTATATATCTTCGCCGTAGTTAGATCAACGTATATTTTGCCAGTGCTTCCGGTGCCCGGAAATGATGCAAGATTTGTGAATTCGAGCACATCGTCAACATACGAAGGAAGTAAAGACGATGGAATTAACCCGTCTGAATCCAGGCCAGCATATCCATTAACTGCGTTTTTATTGGCTGAATTTTCGGGCGTGAAACCTAATGCATTTTGCTTTGTGTTCCATGTTGCTTTTTCTGCATCCGTTGCAAATCTATGCATTGAATCCTGGCTTGAAAATACCCTCGTGTTTGTGAAATATTGATTCGTGGAGCCTTCCGGCAGGCCGTCTGTGGTCCCGCTTGGAGCTCTGGAATTTGAATTCCTTGGATCACTATCCGTAACAAATTTATTTGAATTTGATGGTGACCCATTGGTTCCTTGCAATGCGCTTTTCTCATTGCTTGTCGGGAATCGTGCATCCGTTACTTCGGCTTTGTTTGCTTGTAAGCTGGCAACATCATCAATAAGGTCTTCCAATTCACCCGCAATTGCGTTGCGCGATGATACCCAACCGGCACCACTATAAAAATAAATACCTTCAGGATAATATATTCCTCCAAGCGTTCCGGGTAGCCAGGCGGTCCCTTGTGAATTATATACATAAGCCAAAGAACCAATTGAAGCAGTCGGGAAGGTTGAAGTTAATGAAGAATAATTGTCCGCTACAAAGCTGATATTGATAGCGCCATTATTTAAAAAAAAAAGTTCTTCAAGGTCTGTCTGAAGATCGGCCAGGCTGGCGTATGGCGTATCTGAATCGTCAGTCCATTGGTTATAGTGTTGCGGTGTAACCAGAATTATATAATCTGAAAGCCTGCTAATGCCAACCATGTTACCGGTCATGATTATTTCATACGCGCCTTTTTGATAAGGCTTGCCATTAATGCGAAATGTTGATGAACTGTTACCGGGCTTTAGATTTATCATTGGAGGGTCTTTAACAATTGAATTGATACGAAAGGTCCATTTCTATACGAAAGGCACTATAAGGGTACATCAATAAATCGCGGTGAGTTGGGAAGAGTGTAAAGCCTTTGTAAATGTCCTCTATTCGGTCGTCCCAGACCTTTGAAACGAGAACATTCGAATCTTTATTGAGGACTGCAAGCACATCTTTAAGTAATTCTTCTTTGAAAATATAGTCTTTCGATGGGTCTATTTGCTGAAGATTAAGCCAGAAAATAATGCTGACTGTATCCTTAAAAAAGAAGGTTCCAAATGCAGTATTCGCATTATACTCTTCTGTGCTCCTTGGACCTGGGACCACGAAAAAGCAGAATGATTTTAATGCATCATTTGGCAATACTGGGTAATATTCACTACCACTTTGATAAACTACGGGTTCGATCCTTTTATCTCCCGCAATATTGCGGTTCATATTCCATGCCCTTCCAAATGCCTTTTCAAGCCATGTCAATTCTCCTAATTTCGATTGAATGTTGCTTATGGCAAGATCAATTCCAACCGGATTGGGAATAGTTACAACGGAAGGATTTTTTAACGTCTCGTTTGTCATTTTTCAAAGTATTGGTTCACCTCGTCTGAAAGTACTGGCTGAAGGTAGTCTTCTGTAATTGAATCCTGGCTTTTTTCACTCAATCCGATTATCTCGTCACCATATCGAAGCTGAAGCATTTGGGTCTTAATATCCCGTCCGATCAATTCTATGCTATCGTCATAGACTTCCAAGGTTATCCCGCGCCAAAATGATCCTGTATCGTGTAGATTCATCGGGCCAGGCTTCTTGCCATATACACCAACCGAAACAAAGGAATAATTTGGGAGCATGGTACCGTCCGCTCGCTCCCCTCTATCAAGCTGCTCAATGTTTGCGTCCTCAACTGAAGGCTTTATTTGCTCAAACGAGGACTTGATTAAAACAGGCATAGCCGGGATGATTCCGGCTATTTTCCTCTTTATTTCCTCGAATTCTTCAGGCATTTCCATTTTAAGTTCCCCTTGATATGGTTGCGGTACCGTAAGAAAGACCGCCTTTTTTATTACATGGCAGGCACAAATCATCCAGTGCCGAAAGCTCAAAATCAACTGCCTTTAATTGATTTGTAAGTTTTTGCATGAATCCCATCCCACCGGCAAAGGTGCCCATCAATTCATTACGCGCCATTGTTGAGGCTTTTTCCTGGCCTCCATTCTGACGTGTTGAATTTGAAATACCTTCAAGTATTTTCTTTGTGACCATATCACGAAAGGCGTATTGAAATACGTCCTTTTGCTGAAGAATAAAATCAGTCAGATCGCACCTGATCGTAAAGGCGAAGTTCATACCGAAATTATTATCAGTTACCAATTGCGTCTTGCGAATGTCCCAAAGGTGGATATCGTTATCTGGATTACGATCTACTGCTTTCACGCGCACCGATTGCATGAATAGGTATTTTGAATAAAGCATGAATGTATTAAGGTTATACGCACCGCAATAACCGCAGGGAGCCAAATGAAAATTGATCTGTTTCTTGACAGCCTGGCCGACTAAGTTATTTTGATCGTACATAATGAAGAAGGTACCGCCTGCATCATGCTCTTCATTTAGGTAGTTCATTTTCCATTTCAAATCATGCCATTGGAATGAAACAGTTTTCGTATGGTTTATTATCGCCGTGGCGATGGGCTCAATTTGACTATCGTGATATAGGTATAAAGTGAAGTCTACTTGCGGCTGTGTAAGTTGCAAACCGATTTGCTCCACTATTGCCAAGATATTGTTCTTGTAAAGAAGCTGAACTTGAACGCCGACAAGATCGCCTTCATTCAATACCGTATCAGAAATAATGCCCACACCTTCATAAAAGCGCAATGATTTAAGCAAGGATTTGGTTTGACCATTGATCTTTTTTTCAACAAAAACTTCATTTACCGAATCTTCAGCCGCGTTTCTGAATACATCTTCCAAGTACAATGAAAGCAGGTTTATGACTTTCCAATCGGCTGGCGATGTGTTCGGTTGGTTCCCTATGTTTGCGTCGATCAATGATTCATATACCACGTTTAAATATTTTACCCTGTCACCTTCATTGTATTCTGTGAGGGCCGCATAGGCCGCGTATGCAAACTGTGAATAGTTTCTTGCGGCCATGTCAATGTTCTCGATGTTTAATAATGGGTGCTGAATCAGCACATTATCTCCATCATATAGCAAATCATCGGAAAGGGTCGGGAAATTGGGGTTATCCGTTTGGCGAAAGCCTGCCAGTTTTCGAATAGAATCAATCACAACGGGGTTATTATACATGTGAGTAAATTTTTTGTCTATTCAAATGTAAAAAATAAAAGCCTTTCTTTTTAGGGAAAGGCTTTTTTCGGGTATAGGAGCGGAAGAAATTACGTAGCTGAAATCTCAGTCTTCACGATTGGGTTGTACCTGGTCGTTGGTGAACTGTTATAAGCTGTGGCGGTAACCACGTCAACGGACCATTGAAAGCTTTCTTTCATGGTTGCGGTCAATCCAGCTACACCGGTGTTTGGTGACTGAAGTGCCGAGCCGTCAACGCAATCCTTGCGATACAACGAGCCCATTTCAATACCGTAAGGGGTATTTGGAAGCGGCACGTTTACCTGGTTCCATTCAACAAAATCGCCGATTCTGTTACCCGCGATACTATCCGGATCAATGCGGGTTTCAATCGCACAAGTTCCTTCTTGCACTGCGTAATGGGTTGATTGAATGCCCACACCATTTGCAATACGGTTGGTCCAATGCCAATCGTAAGGAGAAAGCTGGAATTCTTCATTGATGGCGTTACCGGCACCTTGATTCACAAGACGACGCACCATAGGTTGACCGGATACATTTGAAATGATATGCGGCTTGCCGTAAAAATCCATCGTTTCCATGATGGATTGAAGATTATTATAATAATCATTCTTTTGGGCCTGGGTCACTTGTAGTGCATTGGCTACTTGTGGGTAGTATGCAGTTACGCCGGTCCAAAATTGATTTTTTGCATTTTCAAGGGTTGTGATGCCCTGGCTGTCCAACAATGCCGCAAACTGGTTCAGGTAGTTTTTAAGCTTCCTATTAAAGTCTGCTTGATATTTCACATCATTGTTGAAATACTGAGCTCCGTACATAGTGAACCCGAAAGCGTATGTAGTGAAGGTCAACGTCACAAGCTTAGATGTGTTTTCATCGTCGGCAATGGTACATGAACGAACGTTCCCAATCGTTACGGTTTTCGCATCAATAACAGGGACAACCACGGAATTACCGAAGGATGCCTTGATTTTTGCGCGAATATCTTGATCGAAAATTGAATCAGGTCTTGCCGCATCTTCGCGGAAATAATCGTAAGCGCCGTATCGGCTTCCCCTGGCTTCGTTTTTATCTAAGCTGCCCATGTACTCCGTACGAAGGGGTTGCATTAGTGTGGTAACTAAAGACATAGTTTTTAAAAGTTTAAATGAATAAAATATTTTGAACTTTTTCCGCTACGACCTTTAGAAGCGAAGGGTGTAAAATCATGTTGATGGCGACCTTTTACCGATGCAACATGATTCAAATGTACTGAATTTTACTTCAAACGCAAGTATGGACATAAAAAAACCCTTACCGTGTGTGGTAAGGGTGGCCTTTGTTTAGGTTTGGCCTGTCCGATAATGTTTATTTCAAAGGCAAACTTTTTCCTAAATTCTCATAGGCTTCAGAGAACTCCTTTGTCGATTCATTCATCTTTAAATCCTTGCTGAGATAAGAATGTAGTTTAACTTTTGAGGTAACGGTAGCCGGTATTGAAATGTCTTTCCATTTACCTTGTGCGTCGCCTGCTTCACCTTTTCCACCTGATCCGGCGCCGCCTTGTTCGCGCTTTTTGTCGATCAATTCCACAAATAATTCGGAAAGAATGTCGTCGGTGTTCTTTGGCTTGCCGTCTGCTTTGCTAGTGATCGTGGCTCCGGCTGGATTGGTATATATGATATGGCCGTCTAAATCCTTGGCTTTATTCTCATTTCTGAACTTATAAAGCTTTCCGGCAATTGCATCTTCCAAAATAGCTGGCTCAACGTCCTGACGAAATTTCAAGCGAAGTTTAGAAAGACTTCTTTCTATTTCAGATTCAACCTTTGCGCCGAATACCTCGCTTTCCTTCTGGGTAAATTTACCCTGCCATTCTTCATTCAATTGCTTTACCTGGGCCTGGGCTTGTTCGAGCTCCTTCTTGTATTGTTGGGCTAGCGCTGACCCCTCCACGCCTTTAGATTCATATTCCTTGACCTTTTCAGATAAGGCGGCGGCTTCCTTCAGTTTGTCAGCCACGGCACGTTCCATGTATTCATAAAACTTTTCGCCGTTGTTCTTATTCAGGCCGGTTATTTTCAATACCGTCTGTTCGATTTGCGTGTTACGTTCGCCAAGAACTTTATCAATACGTGGCTGAACTTGTGATTCTACATAATCCTGATCCTGTTTAGAGGTTCTGATTACATGGCCTTTCTTTTCGAGATAAGAAACGATTGCTTTTTCTGTTGTTTCGTCCGTTCCTTCACCGACTTTCTCGGGGGCGGTACCTTCTGCGATTTTAAACATGTGTTTTTGGGTTTTAAATTTTTACCTATCGAAATTTAAAAACCACGACCTATGGAAGATCGTGGATTTTACATTTTAGAGATCATTAATTAAGTCGATCAAGTCGTCTTTCTTGATGCCTTTTGGCGCATCCTTGCCACTTAATTCCAAATATTTTGCCTTCAAGTCAACGACGGTAAGGTCGTCTAAATCACCATCGTCCGGGTCAGGATCAGCTTGTTTTTTCTCCTCTTTTGCTTTTATGTTATTAAGCTCTGGATTGTGGAGAAGGTGGACCGTCTGGCCTGCGAATCCATTGTGTTTTTTGTGGAATTCGAAGGCTTCTTTTGTAAAGGTGTTCACCACTGGCGTGGAAGTCTTTTCACCTGATTGTTGATTAAAGAACCTGGTTTCAGAAACAACATGGTAAATATGCTTTTCATGCTCCGGGATTTGATGGCCTTCAAATTCTTTGAAGTACTTGTCTTTGATCTCCTCTGCATTATTGGCCGGTACATACTCGACTTCGTTATGCATTTGTTTGTATTGGAGGTCAACCATTTGTTCCTGTGTTAGCCCGTGGGCCTGTAATTTTGGTTTTTCCATGATTGAAAGTTTTTTGTGTTTTGAAACACCAAGTTAATGCAGAATTGAGCATTAATACAAACCGGCTGATTTGGCTGGCGGTAATGGAGGATTTGTAGCACTCGCGGCGGCTGCGGCTGCATCGGCTGCGGCTTTATCTTGTTGGGCTTTTGCGTCTTGTTCAGTATAATCCTGGTCCACATATTCCAGAAGTTTGGCTTGAATAAATTCGACCTTGCTTTCGAAAGGACTGTATTGCATGAACATTGAAATATTCATGAATTCGCGTTCGAATCTGCTTACATAGCTATCAAAGTCAACCTTCAGCCTTAATTGACGGGTATTCAATCCGATCTTTTCATTCAAGCTAATGAGCTCGTCATACTTATATGGCGTGTATGGTTCTATTGCACTCAATACCCTGGCACGCTCCAACATTGAAGGGTTTTCTTTGTATTTGGTAGCTATTATCTGGGTAATCTGTGATCCCAATTCAAAGTTAGGGAATCCATTGTTTTTGGCGGTTTGAAATGATTCCTGAAGAGAATCAATAGAGTAAATGAAAAACTTATCGCCATAATTTACAGTGCTCCCGACAAATGCCTTACCATAGCGAAGCTTGGCAACGGTATTGATTACGAACTTATGAATGTTTTCGAAGTTCTCTTTTACTTCGATTAACACATTGTATTGACTCTGAAACCTGGCCCGAACCTGTTCTTTGTTCATGGCTTCGGTTACATCTTCTTCAGTATATCCGGCGATATTTATCGAAATGGTTGTTTCCAGGCCATCAATTCTGTCGAGTAGGTACTTCAAGGATTCAACGTCAGCACTGATCCGGTTCATACCCTGGATAAGATCAACATCGTCCTTACTTGACATGGCTGGCGCTGTTAATAGCCTTCCCGCGCCAAGTGTTCTTTTATTCTTACATGTAGGGCAATCCTCATAAACGATCTTTGGACTTGCTGGACCGGTTGTATTGATAAGGGTGTTTACCGTCTTTCTGATTTTACCGCCATCACACGCGTTTCCTTCAGCGTCCTTGTAATCGCAACGTTGTTCGTAAATTACCTCAACTGGGAATCCTGCGGCTAGTTCGCTGTGCTTGGTTGAAGTGTACATGAATAACAACCAATCAAGTTTTGAAAGGGAATTCGATATAGGACCGGCCTTTTGAATTCTGCTTCGATCATTGTAAGGGGTAGACCAAAAGGAACGTACGGGTGTGTATCCGAGCTCATGGAATGTTTCAGACAATAGTGTTACGGTATTATTCTTTTCTTGATAAACGCGATAAGCTGCATCATCAAAGGCATAGAATTTCGAGTCGTCATAACAGTCCTTAAACACAATGTATTGGACATTGTTATTATCATCAATTTCAACGCTTATAACTTCCTGGCAATCCAGGAAATAATAATATGGCTCTGGATATTGTGATTTTTGAATGGTGGTCCCATCATCCTGTGTTAAAAGTGCTGGCAAATCAATAACGATAAAGCTATTAATTTGCGACTTCATGGCCTTGAATCCCTTCGTTTTCCAGAAATCAAAGTCATTTATCTGCTTACGATATTCCTCGAAATCAGCCATAAGCTGAGGATTGGTGAATTCAAATCCTATGAATCTATTTTGAGCCTCGAAGACTTTCTTTAATTCATCGAATACGCCTTCAGTGAAGTCTATCGTTTCAATGGGAAGTGTTAAAAGATGGGTGTAAACAGCGACCTTTTCGCTATCAATGATGGTGCCGACCCAGGCTAAATGTTCAGCAAGATATTTCGGACCTTTTTTGTAAAGGACGGGTTCGGTGTGGAACCTTGCCCTTACATCATGGATTCGGCAGCTTTCGAGCTCTTCCGGTCTTGTCCTCTTTTGGAGGATTTGCAGAATCTGATTGCTTGATAAGATCGCCATTTTTTAGTTTGAAGTTTTGACCTTCTGAAAGTGTCCAATCGTTGCGCTTTTTCTCATGCTGAAGACGAAATAGTTTTCTCGCATGTTCAAAGTTTAACTCCTTGCCTTTAATGTCCTCGTCGAGGCAATCGACGAGGACAGTTTCAGTAACATTCATATAGGAACCGAAAAATCGGTATTTATTAAAAGATTAAAGGCAGAAATCCAGAACGATTAAACCGTTAACATAAAGGCTTAAATCCGTGGTGGTTGTTATTGCTACGTTTGTAGCCGTAATGTCAATCGTTACACCGATTGAATTCTCAGTCTTACAGATCGTGCCGTTTGATGCCCAGATAGTAGCTTTTGCGTATCTGGTTGCGATCAATGATTCACTGTGCGCAAAGTTCTTCGCGCCTGCATTCGGCAGGGAATCAATGGCTAATATTTTGCGAAGCACTGGACGCGGCACACCATCGGCCCCGATGTATTTCATGCCTGTATCAAACCTTTCGCCTACTTTCAATTGTATGTTGCCTTCCATTGGAATAAATATTTTAGTTGAGAAATTTATTTAAAGATCGAAACGAGCATTGAAGTTCGAAGGGGTGACAAACTTTAATTTGTCTCTCCATCCGTAGCGAAGATTAAAACGGAACATGGTTTTGTCCTGGGTGTTTTTACCTTCATTTCCACCGTCTCCGATAAAGAATTCAGTGATTTCGATACCGCGAAAATCAGTTGAAACCAAGGTCGTTGATTCGCCTATGATCTTTCCAAATTCATTAATCATGAAGATGGTCAAATCATTCTCGCAATTGAAGGCTTTCAAAGCAGCCAGCATTGCAGCTGGGATTGAACGGAAGTTACCCGTTACTGATACGGTTGACGCACCAACCACTAACGGCGTACCATCAAGTGTGGTGTTATCGTTCCCGCCTTCTGTAATGGCTTCAACGTGCGGGATTATAAAGTTTTCAAAAAATGGCGTTGTCTGAACTTTCGTTGCATCGCTGGCCGTTTTTAACGTTGTCCAGTTAGCAAGTGTAGCCGGTAAAATCAGGGTGGCAAAGGTTGGTGAACCTGTGGCCTGGCGGCGTTGGAATACTATTTTTTGAATCTGGCCGAGATTTTCGCCGCATTCTAAGGCTGGTATATCTCCAATTTCTGTGGGTAGAGGACATGCGCATGAAGCGAACATAGTTTTAAGAGTTTAGTTGAAAATGTTTCTTTTAAACCACTAAAAACCGTCTACCTCTCAACAGCTTTTTTGTATTTGAATAATCCAAATTAAAGGACTTTCCAGATTAAAAGCAAGTTCCATAAAAAAAGGCGGTAAATCTTGCGACTTTACCGCCTAATGCATAAACAACAAACAGCAACGAATTCCACATGACTAGAAATTCAAGCTGAGCAAATATACTGTTTATCTTAAATATTTCTTCTTCTTCAGAAATTCGAATTCACAGCGCATCATAAGCATATCCCCAAAATCCGGCGATCTTCCACCGAGGGCATTTTTAATTGCATCCTTTGGCGTTATTTCCTTCTTGCCTTCATGGTCCACCCGTTCACGCTTCACCTTCTGAAGGTCTTCTTTGATTAAATCCTTGATGGTCCGGTCCCGGCCTCGCAACTTGATTTTAGATACCAGGTAAGAAACTGTTTCCGATTCATGGAACCATACATTATCAAGGTCAATTAACATTTCAGCCTTGTTTACCTTTTCAGAAAGGAAGAAATAAAGCTGTGCCCTTTTGTTTTTATAACCTCGCTTTTCAAAGACTTTACCCACTCGGGTTGCTGGATTGGCTTCATTTTGAATTTCATGCTCTGCGGCCCCGCCATGAAATGAATGACAATCTAAGAAATCCTTTACTCCAATGCCGTCTTGGTCAATGATGATGTTCGACGTTGGGATTCCCCCATAGTAGCGCCGAATATGCTTAATTACTTGGAGGATGAAATTAGTATCTGACTTTGGTATTATGTCGATCCTCATGCATTTCCAGCCGGACCATGTGCCTATAACGCATAAATCCCGACCGAATCGGGCATGGTCCACAACAATATAATTTTCTGCCCGATCATCTTCGACAATGTTATGAAACATGTCGTTAAGCCGTAAGAAATCGAATAACTGCTTATTGTCGCTTCTGATTTTCCAATTCCCCTTTAACAGCCTGGCCTTGGTATCTTCATCCTGGGCTAAAAGATTTCCCATGTATCCAGGGTCTTTTTGCTGAAGGATTTGATTATCGTTTATCGTCCCTGGAATAAAGGTTACCGACTTAATCATCGCAAGCTTTTGTTCGAATGTTAGACCGTCAAACATTTCCTCATTGAAGACATGTTCAGCCTTTTCGAATACCTCCCGTCTGCTATCTCCCCAAACAAATTCATTTTGATCGCTAATCATATAGCGTAATTTGCCGCACCTGGATAGGTCCGGGAATCCGCTTTCCTGGTCGATCCACCAATCAATAAATTCCGCTACAAAGCTGTCAGGGTCTGGATTACAACTGCCACGCATGTATGGCCTGACTCCGCAAGCTGAACGGTTACGCGTCATTAGGTAGATGAACATGCGCTTTGTAAAATGGGTCAATTCATCAAACTCAATAAGCGGAATTTGGGCACCTTGGTAATCACTCAGAACCTTTTCGTTCTGCATGTGCTTGAAGGTAAGCTTGGCGCCAGATAAGAAATTCCATTGAAGATCATTTTTATTCGGGTAAGCTCCTATGTAAGGGTACATATTGCTCGATTCATCCCATAATCCACCCTCAACCGTAATTTCTGGATATGATCGCCGAAAGACAATGGTACCGAAGTTTGAGATTTTTCGGTGCCGTAATGGTTCCATTAATAAGGCCGTTGTTTTACCGCATCCCGCTGCACCTCCACCTATGGCTATGTCTGCACTCGTTTCAAGAAAAGATTCTTGAAATCCCTTTTGCGGTTTTATATCTATTTTTTTTGCCATTCATGGGTGTTATTCCTGGATAAAATCAATGCCGTCTGATAAATCGGTGTCAATGCGTAATGGTTGAAAGCTTTGCGGTTGCTGGCAATTCCGGCATGTTTGGCCGAAGGTCCAACGTCTATAAAAAATCCGTTTGTTCTTTACTATTTGCTCTATCTCCTCTTCTGTGAGCTCAAAGCAAATGATAAGTTCGCCTTCTGGACCTGGGACCGGCATAGCATGAATAACACTATATTCTGGCTGGCCTTTACCTATCTGAAGGGTCGCGCCTGGGAATGGGACAGATTTCATTTTAAACTTGTCTAAGTGGATACATTAAATCACTCATTTTGGCTTTTAAATCATCAATCTTTTTATTGATTACCTTCAGCAAAGCCGGTATAAGTTCTTCTTTGCAGTCCGATAAATTGCAAGCATAGCCCGAGATTCCTTCCATAGGTACCTCCTTAGATGATTCGATCACAAAAATGTTATCTGTTTGCTTTTGCGATTGGTTCAGATTGTCTTTATAAGACATGAGTTCTTCAATACGTTGCGCTATCTGTGTTAAAGTTTGAGTTTCCATAATTAGAATATTTCGTTTAGTCCAAGGTCAGTAATACAAAGGTTGTAGATATGCAATGCATCGGCGTGATTATCGTCGATTATCTCAATACCATATTTTCGTTTGGCTGCTTCGATCATCAAAGGCTTTCCACTATTGCCTTTTCCGGTAGCGAATTTCTTTATTTCAGAAGCTGAATAAGCGCGGTATTCTATCTTGTTTTCTTCGCAAACCATCTTCAAAACTCCATGAATTTCCGATTGGACAATAACCGTGGATTGATATTGCCCGGAGCTCCTTTCAAATGCTATGAGCTTTATTTCATGCTTTTGAATCATTTCTTGAAGCTTGCTTTTGAATCGGATTAAGCGCATCCCGCTTGATTCATCGCGCTTTATTGATAAATCCCAAACGCCTGAAGCTATGGAAGTCGCGAAGCCGGTCTTCGTTGATACGTCTAGTCCAAGTATGTTTTCACGTGTTATTGCGGTTGTTGTTGGCATGATCTTTTTTAATTAAGGTAACAAATAGATTCTGAATTCCTGGCCTGGCTTTATATTCAGCGTATAAGGCTCAGGTCAGCTATTCAGGTGCATGCATTATGCAGCTTGCTTTTCGAAAGTAAATGACATTTGAACTTTGTCGGCATTCTTACCATCCAGGTAAAGCCAAACTTCGTTAATCACATTTTCAATCTGTTTGGTCATTTCATCGGCCTTGGCGTATTCGTCACCATACATCATGGTTTGTGGAGTGGCAATATTAACGACCTTATTACGGGACTTCACATATTTGCCAATGCTGAACATAACCCGTGAATTCTGCATGTCCATATCGCCGGATATTACGCACGAAATGACACTGAATTGATTACGAGTTTTAGGATCGTCCGGGAATTCGCAAATGTCCAATGCATACTTGCGTAGCTTGGTCATGGCCGTGGTCAAATCTTCATGCGGTGCATGGTTGCCCTCGACTATGTAGTTTAGACTTCTTTCTTTTGAATCTTCAGCGCTGTTTTCTGGCGCAATGATTACACGTTCTTGGAATTTAATTTCTACGTTGCCCCTCGCATCAATCTTGATTTTGCGAAGCTGGCGGGTTTTGGTTGATAACATATAGATTGGGATTTAAGTGTAGTTTTTAAGGCATATCAGGGTTATCTCCTACACGCATGCAGAAACCTCGAACAGCCGGAGCAAGACCGTTCATAATGATTTGTGCTGAAGTTTTGGTGAAATACTTTTTGCCGTTCTCGTCTTCTATTTCGAAGATAATACCCACTCTGTTTCTGGCGGTCATACCTTCAATGATATTGGCCTTTACGATTTCTAATTGTGGAATTCCGGTTAGTTTAACGTCCATCTTTGCCTTATCGGATTTAGTGTGGAATTCAATATATTTTTTGGCAGGCTTGCGCTTGGCCGGTTGTTTTGCTGTTTTCATGCTGTTTGGTTGTTTAATTGTCTTGATCTATTTCAAATTCAATGTTCTGGCAATCCACGCAAATGGCTGATCCGTTTTTTCTGACTACCCATTCACAAGATACTGCGGTATCTATGATTTCTTTTATCGTGCTGAAAACGCTTTCGCCTTGGTCGTCTTCATCCCCGAACTTTACCTTGCATTGGTCACATTGGAGGCCGTAAAGTGTCTGTGTTGTTATCATGCGCGTATGTGGTTTAGTATAGCCAAAATTTGATTTTAGGAAAGAGCTCAGGAAGAAGTTTCTCGTGCTGGCTTAATTTGCTGTATTCCGGGTTGCTTTCCATCCATGTTCTTGCAATTACACCGATCACATTATCGAGACAATCTTGCGCTTGTAGCTGATCCGATACCTCACGAATCGTATCGCCTTCACAAATATGGTCGTCAATAATAATGATCGGGTAATTTTTATTTAATGTAGTATAGGAATCACTTTTCCCCTGTGAGGTAGTGTCTTCTGGCTTTCTTAAAAGAATAAAATCAAAATAATTTTCCCATGTAATTCTACCCGCCAAGGCTCCTAATAGCAACGCACCCGATGTTCCAATGCCTATAAATTGGACCTTCTTATAATTATTGCCCATTGATCGAATACATACCTCATTAAGTGCGGCTTCGATATTGAACTTTAAGTGGAAGGGTTGGGAACAAACCGGATAACTCCATTCGTGAACTAGGACTTTCATTTTTTCCATGTCTACAATATTTGAATTTTGGCTTTGGTTTCTTCATTAATTAGCCTCGGGAGTCCCTGATAGCCCTTTATGGGGAATGGAATGATTCTCTTTACATCTTGGTAGATGTGCGCGTATAGGTCCGGCGGGTGCTTAAAAAATGTATTGTCTGTGATCCGCACGCGCCTGCATGAAACTATCCGGCCTATGGCAATAGCGTATCCGTTTAGATCAAATACATTGTGTCCGATTTGTTTTTCCACTGTCTTGGCAAGCAATAGTTCAGACTCATTTCGCTCTGATAATTCGATGGTCTGGCGTACTTCTAATGGCTGCTTTTCGAATGGTGTAAGTGTTGAGCATATCAATATTAAACCCCGATATTGGGTAGACCATTTACGCGTTTCAACTTTGCCGTATAGCATGGCACCGGCGAATGGTTGCCAGAAAGACAACATTCTGATTTCTTCCTTTCCGAATATGTCCGTCATGATAATATGATTATGGCTAAGGATGCAATCAATCCGCCGATTATGCCTAATAAAATGGCTCTTTGAATTCTTAATTTTTCGCGTAATCGTTCGTTCTCGTTTTCCCAAAGATTATTGGTTAAAGAATCATACTTCTGATCTAATTTTTTTAGCTCCAAAACTCTATCAATCATACGTTTTTGATCTTCGAAAATGGCCTTCAGGTGCTGTGGAAGGAATGGATCATCTGCATTGTATCCTTCGACATGGTATAATTTATTGCTGGAATCCATGCGGCTTATGATTACTTTGATTTTTTCATCACTGGATAGCCTGGCCCTTTCTTCCAGTTCTTTGAATTCGTCTTCTTCTATGGTTATGTATCTCATGATAGGCAGGCGATAATCATCGCGATAAGGCAGCAAACAAGAAAGCCAAGCATGAAGACAGCAAATGGCCTTATTAAGCTTGGTTTTTGTGGTTCTCGGTGTCTCCGGATACCTGGATATGGCTTTGTCATGCGCTTAGGATTGGAGTAATGAAATAATTCAAACCAAAAAATCCTAAAACTTGTCCAAGTTTTAAATGTCCTTTAGCCAGCACGCGTTTAGTAACTACGCCATTGGTGACAACTAAATGAGATTCTAAAATTTCACGGTAAGTCGGTTGCCTAAAAAATATTCTGTATCGCATGTGTTTGTTGTTTTTATTGCTAACGGTAAACTTAAATGATAAGTTTTATAAATGCAACAAATTAGTAATTTATCTCTAACCACTTTGTTACAATCTCCTCAAAAGGTAGATTGATAATTACTGTGGTATTATTGTAAAAATGTAATGTTGTTGCTTCACATTCTTCAAGGAATTCTTTTTTCATGGTCCGTCTTATGGTCATTACATCTGTGAGGTCGAAACCATAATCTTCCCAGGTATCTTCTGTATCATGGACTTGGAATCCCATTTCACGGTTCTTTTCGTCCGCATCAGTATTTAGACACCACACTTTACAGGCAATTTTTAGTGTTTTGATTTCAGCACTCATTGTAAAAACTGAATATTTTACCCCAACATATATAAATCGTCATAGCCATCCCAAAGAACATAAGCATAAGGATAAGCCGTATGGACCAATGCAAGCCGCTCCATGCGTCCCATTTATCAGGGATTGCCGTCTTGCTTAGATGATCCCACCATTTAGGATCGTGCGTTACACCGCGTTTGTATTGCACAATGTTTACTGCATAAGGGAATATCAGCGTGAACATGGCAAAGGATAAGAATAATGCTTGAAAGAAGTTCTTTGTCGGGTGTATTAAGAATACGATCATACTTCCGACGAGCATTAAAAGGCCGCGAAGAATCCAATCATCGTTTTTTCCTCCGTGGTCGTCGCCGTCCCGATCGTCCCAACATTCCCAGATAACAGGAAATAATAATACTAAAATGCAAAATGGTTCTAATAACATGGTTTTATGGTTTGGTGGATACTGTGTCGAGTTTCTTGAATCGCTTTATCGGCGTCTGCATGGCCGATGAACCAAATACCTTTCTGCTTCTTACACCAAAGGTTCTTTTGGTTTATGATTCGCTGGAATAAGCCGTTATCATTCGACTCATGCATGTTTATAGCCTGCCACCCGTAATCTCCCCAAGCTATGAAAAGAGTTAGTGTCCGGGGCTTTATGATGTTTATCCGATGGTAAACGTTTTGATTCCTGATTATCACTGATAAAAAACTGTGCTCTAAATCCTTACCATTCATCACGCTTTCGGTGTATCCACCGCTTAGGATTATGCTTACATAATGGAATGGATGATTATGATAAAGGGTTGACCCATCCGCACTCACGATTCTATGCAATCGGATATGCAGCTTGCCAACCTTCAAAATGGTAAACCTTAGAAGAAAGTCTTTAATGCTTGTATATGGCTTGAATATTATCATGGCATTCCTTGGCTTGTTTGTACTGCTCAGCAATGGTTAATGGGCTATCAAAATCATATTTGAATCTGATCTTGGGGCAAATATGGCCCTCGACTATATCCTTAATGGTCTTTAGGTCCGGCTCAAATGGTGAGGCTTGATAATGCCTGTAAATGACTTGATAACAGATTGAGCAAATCAGATCGCCATAGATGCAATTAAAACCGTGTTCTATTGCCCTGGGTGTGTTTGGCGGGTGAATGAATGGTCTTTTCTTCATGTCATGTGTATGCCGCATATATGATTTCATTTATGGCCTGTTTTTCGCCTGTTAATAAGCATAAGCCGATCTATTTCATCCCGCCTATTCCACATTCCGATTACTTTGTCCCGCCTATCTTCCTTCATTATGATATGGCAATGAGGACATTTTATGTAATAATGACCGTCTGGTATGGTTTCATTTATCCATATAGGACGTGAACCGCAAAAAGGACAATCAAGTAATCTATCCGTTTTCATGCTTTTTAATCTACCTGTCCTATTACTCGCAAGCGTGACAAATCCACAAGGGTTATCAATTTATCGCCGTTCTGCAAGATGGGCTCAAACGTGTGGTTATCGACCTGATTAACGAGTGCCTTTTTGGCTTCAATGAATTTCTTTTCTTGTCTGGCATGGTACATTATGCCGGTCTTTAAGCCGTCCTTGCCGATCCATTGAACTATTTTACCTGGGTTGCCGCGCATTATTGAACAATTTTAGCTTCCTGAATGTCTTCGTCTCGTTTATTATCCGGCATATAGAAGACCACATTGTTATCGTCAAGGGTCTGATTGACGTTGTGGACCGTTTCAATATATCCACGCTTGCGGCCCTGGGTCTTCAGCGCGAATATGATTGCTGCCGGCTGGCGTTGCCTAATTAGATCATGAAGTGCATCTTCATAGAAATCGAGGGCTACTTCTTTGATCGCATTAATCTGCTCCCGATAAACTTCATCATGCTCCATCCACCAAAAATGGGTTCGTTGAGGGATTCCGCTTATTATCACAGCCTTTGACACAACACCTAAGCTTTTCACCATTGCATTCATAAAAGCCTTTTTTCTCGCTGCAATGTGCTGTAGGGCGCCTTTTGCCTTCTTCTCAGCCTCTTCGCGCACTTTCTTTTCTTTTAACGAGGCGTTTCGTTTAGCTATGATTGATTGTTTTGTTGGAGGCTGTGGGTTTGTTTGTCCCTTGGGAAGAAGGGTTTGGGGTTGGTCTTTATAGGCTTCTTGGTCTATTTGGTTAAGGCTGTTTCCTTGAAGGAATTTTTCAAAGTTGGGGGTTTGATCCTTGGGGTCAGATTCAGAGGTAAGTAGGTTAACCGATTCGGTGGTTAATGGAAAACTATTTTTTGTATTGACTCGCTTCTTGGGCGCTTTCTTCGCTGGCTTCTTCTTCATAAACCTACCTTTCAGTTTATTTTAATTCAAATATGGTGAAAAATGTATTTCAATTCAAGGCTATGCTTGCGGATCTGGATTTATGAAATCTTCCTTTTTTAGCATACCCATAGACATGGAGTGTTTAATTGCGCCAAAATCGCAAACTTCTTCGCCGGTGTCTGGGTCTACTGATTTTCTGCCTGTATTGACTATCAGTCCACCTAAAGGGTATTGCGGTAAAGGATAGCATTGTAAAGGTTTAAGTATTGGAAGATCATTATTGCAGTAACTGCCAACATTGAGATGATTATCGTTATACAATTCATAATAGGCTTTGCGTGGCAATGGCTTGAATTTTTCATCATATACTTTGGATATAGCCTTTTGAGTATCCATACAAAGATTAGTTATGCTTAACTCTTTTGATGGAATAAGTGATTTATCAAATGGTGGCGTTGCTGCTATCATTGCCATCTGCATTGAGCCATAAAGGGCAGTGCTCAGTGCTATCACTGATTTTTCAATCCTTTGCTTCCTTCTGAAATGAAGATTTAAGATGCATAATTCAGGATTGCTGACATGTCGGCCATCGCGAAACTTCGCCTTAACCTTTTTAAGCCTTCGGTTACTCAGTTTCATTGTCTCGATATATTGTTTTGTTGGCTACATGAATGTCATATAAAACGTGCGCATGTTCAATGTCCCGAATTTTAACAGGGACCATCTTTTGACCATTTTCGAACTCATAAACGGGGTTCCTGAAGACGACTTTTCCAATGTGTTCTTCAAACCAGGAAGGCGATAAGCTTACATCTGTCATGTGATTGTTTGTTTAAATGCGTTTTAAAAATACAAAAAATTAGTTACTCCTATTACGTTTCTTTAATTCTTTTTCAATTAAATCTTCAGCCGTGGCCGCAATCAGTTTTAAGACTGTTATCATTTCATTGACCGTCTGAAAGTCTCCGGTGCCAATTGCTTGATTGTAGAGTATGCCAGCGACCTTGGCAGGGTTGTTACAATACATTCGGGTAATTACGCCGTCGTCACTCTCAGTGCCTGTAATCAAAAGGATAGCGTTTTTAGTGCTCTTAACATTTTCGATCACTTCCTTGCCGAGTGTATCCAGGCTTGTTTCAAATTGTCGTGTAGCCATTATTGGGAATGTTTAAGTTTTTCCGCATCCAAAAAGCGTTTACGCATTAAATCACGGACTTTAAACCACCTGGACGTGGTGAGAAAGTGCTGTTTAATCTGGCGGTTTCTGGTCGCCCATATTTCGAAATCATAATCATTGTTCCATACCATTTCGAATCTTATTTCGACATTTCTTAATGGATATTCAGAAACCGGGATTGAAAAAGATACCCGTTGCTGAGTCTCCAAAATCAAATTGTTGATTCTCTTTTGTGGCATGGCGACCGCGAGAATATCACGGATTAGTCCAAGTTTTCTGTCTATTGTTGTTGTGCTCGTTGTCATGTTGTATAAGTGCTAATTGTGTTAATTCAATGCGTACCGCGTATCCTTCCGGGTCATGTTTTTTCAGGAATGCAAGCCTTTTTTGGACGTTGGCATGTTCGATCCATAGGCCAGATTTAAAGTTCTCCCATTCTGCATGGGACTTTGCGCAACTGCTTTCGTAATTATCAGGATGCCATATTAATTCTGTCTTGTGAATTACTTTACACCTGGCCTTCGCGATGGTATGGTCATTATGATCCGCTCTGCCACCACAACCGCAACCGCAAATAAATACTGTTTGGCCTTCATGCTTTTTCTTTAATGAAGCGCCATACTTTGATTTAATCGTGTTCTCGGTGACGCGCGAACCGTCTGAACAATAGTGCCTTGTTGCCATTTAAGGTAACTATATACTTATTCACCCTTGTTTACTTGTTGGTTTTACTATCATTAATATACAGGGTTGTATGTCAGAACTTTTGCAAGGATTAGGTGTATTATCCTCAACCGCAAGCCAACGAATTTTACCGACATATCTAACTTCTGCTCCTTGGTCTTCCAGAAATGAAATTACCCTGACTTGGTAAATCGGAAATATTAAAACACTTGTTCTTCCTTTATCTCTTTCTGCTAAAGCTTTCCTAGCCCAGGCCATTGGCCCTATCTTACGTTTACCTACCTCCTTTACCATACCGGTAAAAGGAGGATTGACCCAATTACATTTTCCCCAATCAACCTCTAATCCATCAAAACCATCTGGCCTTGGAAAAGGACAAGGGTCGAAATCAAATGTAAATTCACTTGATAAATTATTGATAAATTCAGGAGGAATTAACCAATAGTGCTTTATATCCTTCCTTTTGGAAGTGTCAATAAATTCTGGGCCTAATATCATTTCTTCATTTATTTTAGGGTGAATAAGTATATAGTTACCCCATTTAATTAGTTCTTATTTGAAAACTACAGAAATGCGTAATTGGATGGCTTACAATAATTCCATAGCCTACCTTATCACATAAATGCATGTAGTCTATAAATTCTTCCATCGTTCCGGTTCTTTTGAAGCCGTTGCAGCCACATGAACAATCTTCGAACCAGGTGTAAATAAGTTCGTCAAAATCAGAATCCCGAAAATGCTTGTTCATAATCGTTATTTATTTTCATCCAATCTTCGTAAGTCGTGTCTTCCTTGCGCTTAAATTTAACGGAAGGAAATTCTTCTTGAACCCATTGAATAAAATTATTGCACATGGCCGCAAATTCCTTTGTATCCAGATTGCTTGTTTTCTTGGGTATCTTTTCAGTCTTGCCGCTTGGATAGTAAACAATTTCGAAATGCCTTGCCATTTTAAACATATTTTCAATTTCATCAACAAAGTGCCCCGTTTCAATTGAAACTACCTTAATCAAGGCATGGTAATATTTGTTCGCGTCAAGTGATCTAATGGCGCGTTTCTTTTTTACCTCAATCAGATAATCCCCTTCGTGAAGTTCAAGGATGGCCTGAATAAGCTTTTCAGCTGTCTTTTGGTCCTGATCCTTCTTTTCGACTTTAAAATGAAAATATCGCATGTCTTTTTATTCGAATTGCTTGCCTTGTTTTTCAGCTTCTGCCCTGTTTTTTAATGATTCTAAGTATTGATTCTCAGCTTTTAATGATCGTTCGTGAATGATAAATAGAATCAACATGGGAAGGAATGTTTGCCCGAGAATGACGAGTAAAAAGCCAATCTTTCTAAGCGTGGCATAATCGGTGAATCCGAAGAGGCTGTAAATTCCATACGATAGAAATGAAAATGCAACGGCAACGGCTAATAATAACAAGTAGTTTTTCATGGCTTTAAAATAGGTTAGTTTGTTTTATCGTTTTCTGGCCGGACGGCCAAAGCTTTTCAATCATGTTATCAACATGCTTTTCATATTCGCGTGACTTTTCGAGATAATGACGTTTAATCTTTTCATCGTTCTTTTCTCTAAAGAATGATTTTTGATAGAACCGCATTAATGCCACTGAATGAATGAATTCTATTATCATAGCCCATCGTTTGAGGCCATCTAAAAACCCTGGTTCGAGGTGCTTTGAATCTTCAGTTTTAAGAATTTCCATATCCATAAATATACAATTTTGTTGTGTTTTTTATTCTCTAAAGTCGTGAAAAGCTTTATCCCGCCTGGTAAAAAGTTTGCCTTCGACTGAATATTTTTTCGTCGCTTCCCGATATTCTTTAAGCTGCCTCGGTGAATATGAATCCGGTTGACAATCGCATTTATCAAACTCACCATCATCCCTAAGGAGATAAAATATGGCCCCTGGAAACAATTCATTTGCTTTAATCGGCCTAAGTTTTTTAATGTCTATTACCATCAAAATATCGTATCGTGTTCGGTTGGTTCGAAATCAATTGTTGGCTCTGCGGCTGCTTTTTGTTTCCCTTTTTTGGGCTCTGCTTTTGCCTTTTCAGCATTTGCGGCCTTTGCGTTTTCTATTTTCTTGTAAAGCGGTTCATTGTATGTGCCATCAATGGGGCAATGCCCATCAAAGTAATAACGGTTTGTTTGAAAAAGGAATTCTATCTTATCATATTTCCCAACCCGTCCGACAAGCTGTTGTTTACGTTGCTTCAGGTTCAAGAAGGCGACCCGTGGGTCAATCGGGTTTAAATGCTTGAATAGCCTAGCAATTGAATAAATGCCATCCATGCTATTATTCCAAGCGGCCCCGCCTGATAGCATGTATTGGGTACAAATCTTGAATGTACCGTCCTGGTTCTTTGGATCGACCTGGGCCTTTGGATGGGCTATCCAATTCATTGAGGTATCGGTTTCTAATGCGAATTCCTTAGTGTCGCTGAATACACGATCCAAATATAAATCGAATCGGCCTTCGCTTTCGTTGTGGTCTAAGTTCTTAAAAGGATCAACTAAAGCGCCATCGAATTTATACACATCATAGAAGTATCTGAAATTGTCCAGTAGGTCAGTATATTTTCTTTGCTTCGGATTGATGATTATGAAATGCTTTTTAACCCATTGGACTGCTTCCCTATATTCGAATTCCGGCATTTGAGGAATGTTGTACATTTTCTGATAATGCAGATATGGGCATTTTCCAGTGAGCATGAATACCAATTCATCCACAATGTCTGATCCCGAGGTTTTTATTTTCCCGTTCGAATCTTTGTATGTATTCAGCATTTCAGGGGGCCAAATACACCAAACCCAATCATCGACAAGCGACTTCATTAAGGCCATGAACATGAAGTAGGTCGATTTGCCATCATTCGGCCAGCCGGTCCAGCAATTTTGAAAGGCTCGTTTCCAGCTAAAGTTTTCTTTTATGGCTTCAATTCTGGATTCTTCGCCAACTGCTTTACCGTTCCTGAATTCTTTTATGAGCTCCTCTTCATCAATTACGACAATGCTTTGATGCCTCTTATCGTGAAGTTCGTTTGAATTACGGCCTTTAGTCCAGGTTGGTTTTATTTCGGGTTTCAGGCCATCCAATACCGCATCGCCTATGTCATAGCCATCGGTCCGGGTTGGGAATAAATCAACTACATGAACTTTGTCAATATGCTTTATCAGATTGCGGACACTTGACGGCCAAATCCATTCTTTAGTTTCTGGCTTGCCTTTTTCCTTTTCGATATATTGGCCGCGTCCGGCTTTGTCCGCATCGGCGATCCAGTAAACTTCCCTGCCCTTTAGAGGTGATATTTTATCGGCTGTGTTATCCGAACCATCACTTAGACCGCTTGCGGAACCACATGAAACCCAATCGAATTGCGGATATGTGATCTTGCATATTGCGGCTGTTTTCTCGCTTTCGACAATGCAGACTATTTTCTTTTTTTCTGGGTCAAGGGTATGTTCAAGATATAAGCAAAGCCCGTAATAATCCTTTACGTATTGATTCGTTTGTTCCGGCTGCTTCAGGCTGAATGATGCGAAATCATGGTCACGGTGCCCATCTTTTTTGTATTTGAACCATTTGAAATTGACGACATTTTTGTTTTTATCGCAAAACACGAATACAGTAAGTCCATTCTCTTCAAGCATTCCCAGGGTGTATAATGCATTCGTATCAAAGCCTTTTGATGTCAGATAATTGTGAAAATTGGAGGGCTGGCGTTTAAGCGATTTGATTTTATTTTCATCCGGGAAGATTTGATGAAGGACCGAATCAGAAGCGCCTTTCTTCTTTTCGATCTGTGGAGCATTATGATAACCGCATTCGCTTTCCCTATCACATCGGCCAAAAGCGTATTCGTTGATCGGCTCTAATGTCTCGGCATTGACGTAGATAACGAAGCGCTTCTTATTGCATTGTGGGCAAATATATTTCTTTGATGTCTTGTCGAGGTGAAAGGGGAATTTTTCGCTCATGCTTCGGTTCTGATTTCTATTTGATCCGTCCACGCCAAGTCTCCTGTAATTTCATCGGGAATAAGCCGATTATGAATGATTGCTTTATACCCATCGGTTAATTCTATAACCAATTCGGTATTATTTTTCCTGAGATAACAATCTTTGATTGTCTTCCCATTTAGTCCAAAGGGTTCGATTACCATGTGAAATTGGACGGCATACCGTCGTTTAGTGGTTGTGAATTGTCCGGTTCTATTCCTGATTGCTCCCATCCTTTTTCAGGCTGTGCAATTGATTGCTCCATGTATCCGGTGAATTTTGATGGTCTGAAAAGTGTCTCGGGTGTTAAATACCTTTCCCATTCCGTGTTCTTCCAAACTCCGCAACGGTGTTGAAGCATTTTAATTACCTGTTCAAGCGTGAAGTCATGCGCTTTTAATCGTGCGTTTATTGACTTTGCGCGTTCGAGTGTCCAAATAGATTTTCCACGTACTCCATGATCCTTTTTGAATTGATTTAATTTATCAATTATCAATTTTGAGAAATCATGTATATGTTCTTCTTCTTGGTTCTTCTTAAACTGGTTCTTCTTAGGTTCATCACCTGAACAGGTATCACTCACCACATGAACACTATCGTTCACCACATGAACAGATTCAATTGAAAGTTTTTCGTTAGAATATTTCTTTATGTTTTCGCTTGAAACATCGACCAGGTAAATAATAATCCCCTCGCCTCTTTCTATTATTTTGATAAATCCCTTATCCTGAAGATTCTTTCGACATTCAGAAACCTTGCCGACACTCATTTTACAAATCTCTGCCGTCTTTCTAACGCCTTCCCAACATTCACCGACACGGTAATAATGCAGCAAAAGACGGTATTCAAAAGGGCTTAAATCTGAATCATCAATGATGTTAGGGAATTGCGTGAAGTATTTTTCGAGATACTTCGGATTGTGTACACGGGACTTATTCATAGCGATTGGAAAATAAAAAAGCCCGGTAAACATCGCTGAAATGGTTACACGGGCTATTTAGGTTTTAGACCTAAAATTCTCTAAAGACTATCGTTTCAGCGCCGATCGTCTTTACGTTCAACAAATCTATGAAAAATTAAGAAGGTGGCAAAATGATCGCCTTCTTACCGCCATGTTGTTCGACGGCACTTTCAATATTCTTTTCCAAATCGCTCTTGCCGCCATCTTCAGAAGCCCCGCCATTAATGAATTTAAAGCGCATGCCATACTTCTTTTCAATATGCCTGGCAAAACGCACACCCATAGCAGCAACTAGCGGCTGAAGGGCTGTAATATCATGCTGGACCTTATCCCGACGTTCGAGTAACTTCGGATTGAATGGGTTTTGCTTCAAACTTTGAAGACAAGATTGATAAGCAAGGAATAGATCATCCAGATTCTTGACAATGAACATGGTTTCAATCATGTTTTCAAGTGTCATGTCACCTGATCCATAGTTCTTTTGAACTTCGGCATATTGTTTTGCTTGCGCTTTCGCGGCTTCAGCTTGCTTGTTCTCCATTTGATTCGATTTTTAATATGTTTAGTAAACGCTTAACGCCAAAAGTAATCTTCTTACGCCTTCCCTGGATGATGTGATAAACCGACGTATGATTGAATTGCGGGTTTTCCAGGCAAAAATGAAGAACACCGCCATATTCGTTTATGCCTGCTTCAATCTTCTTTCGTAATTCAGGTGAAATTTCATTGATCCGGCTTTTTGCTGCCGTGGTTTTAACCAATGATTCCAATGTCTGAAGATATTTTTCACGCTCAGGTGTCATTTTCTTTGATGCAGCGGCAAAGAATTTCTGAAGGTCGTAACTATCTATTTTTATCAATTCAGCGAACTTTGACATGGTGCCGAACTTGTTCTTAATTAATTTTTTTACCGTTTTAATCTGCATATCGAATTTTATTTAATAATCTTCATTGAGCCGGACAAGCTTTACTTCCGGCACATCTTGACGGCTTTCACATGCATTGCGCAAGGCACAAGACGTGCATCGTTTTATGTCTGGATAGGCATTAAATCCAACTTCATTGTAAGTTTCCATCTTCTGACGGGTATCTTCAACGTCAATGAAATGGCTTTGAATGCTATGGTCGTCAAATACAATTTCATTAAAAAGAATGTCGATCAAGTTAGTTGATGAAACGACCAGGAAGTAAAAAGGCGTATCTGTCAAAATGTGATAATGCGTTGCCTGTGTACCGTGAAATTTCTTTTGTTCCCGTGTCCATCGCCAGCCTAGTTCATTCCATTGATCGTCTATCAGGCCGCTATATTTTACGTCTATTGTGATCTCCTGGCCTTTGTATAGGGCTTTAATGTCAATCGTTCCCTCCATTCCATTCTTTGAAATGGTGACCCCGACCGAAATAACCTTAATACCCATTTTATCAAAGTAATGGCGTACCCGAGCAGCATTAGCATGCGCCAGGCGATAAGGTTCATACATATCATCAACGCCAAGGGTCGAAATGATTTCCTGTTCTGATTTGCCTTTATTTTCGATTAGCTTCTTTTTGGCATTGATTACGGAAACCATGTACTCAGCTTGCGGAATGGTCCCGGATTTAGGAAGACCGCCAAAAAGAATGTATTCAAAGTACCGACCTATCTTTTTTGCTGGACTATCATCCGCATCGTAGGGGTAAGTCTTGGTTATGTATTTGGCCTTTAAAACGAGCCCACACATTTCTTTTTTAAGGTACTTCCTTACGTCCTTAATCATTGATTGCGATACATTAAGCACTTCTTTTTTAGGTGCCTTCGCTCCCTTCCTGGGTTTATAATGAATAGATTTTTGCGGCTTTGGACAATCTTCTGTTATCATGTGTGTAAAGTTAATTGTTTATTTTTTAAAACTTTAATCGTTCCGGATTCTTTGTAAGCTCCATCCTTTTGGCTTCGCTAAGGCTTCCGGTTGGCATATCATTGCCTCGTATTGGAATACATTGATCGTCTTTTAATCTTCCACATTTCCAGCATTTTGAATTCTTAATGCCGGATATATAGCTACATGGACAGATAAAAGAAACAATCCTAATATTGCAATCTTCACAAACTATGTCTTGCGAATTACTCGGCGAAAATTGTGATTCGCATCCTTTACAAATCTTTAATAATTTCATATTCCCTTTTTAGGCATTGCGATCTTTTCCAGCATCTAATTTTTCGGTTTCTGGAATAATAGCGGATTCTTCCTCTATAGATTTCTGCCTATTTTCCGACACTCGAATTATGTTTTCAGGTGCTATTGTCTTCAAGTTCTTCATGCTGAAGTAAACATTTGCAAGTGTGGAAACATCACCCTCGCAATATGTTTCGATGATCTTCATACGTTCTTCTTCGCCTTCCCAGGGTAATTGATCGGTCTTATCCGGGCTGTAGAATAGATCATAAACATCGCTGCCGGATACTGTTTGTTTTGGCGATGGAAGCCCGAAGATATAAGCCAGCATATCCAATGAACATGTGTAATTGAAGGCTGTAAACTTCCAAAGGTCCATTGTGTCGATCAAATTACATTCCCAGGGCTTTTTCCCCATTGTGTTTAAGATATATGGAATCTCCATTTTATTGGCTAAAAATCGCCTGGCTGTAAATCCAAAATCAAAGTTATTGCCAGCATGGGCACATAAAAGAATCGCCTTGTTTATGAATGGACCGGCTTCTTTCAGTATCTGATTTTCAAAGCGGCCTGCAAATGATTTTAATCGAAGTTTTATAACACCTTCTTTTATCTCAGTTATGCCCAGGGAGATACAAACTATCTTCCCGAATTCGGCATGAAGTGAGGCTTTTTGCTGATAGAACTCCTGAACCTCTTCAGTATATTTTACATTGTCTTTAATCGCTAGGTTTCTATCTCCTATCTCCTCCATTTCACGCCTGAACTTCGCATCAAATAGGTCTTTTAATCTTCCCGGCATTTCAGAATAAAACTTGAATTGCGGGACCGTTTCGATGTCAATAAACATCACGTTCGTTGACGTTGGTTGAATTTCTTCTTTTTTAGAATATGCCATGTTTTCAGTTTTTTTATCTTTCGTCGATCAATTTATTTTCATTATCAAATAGCTCCTCCAAATCGCTTTGAATCCATTCATTCCAATACGCTTTAAATTCGGCAAATACTCGTGCCTTATCTTCAGGCTTCAGACTTTCAAAGATATTAGTCTTATTAACCAGGAATTCAGGCGTAAGGCGTTGTTTAAGCGTTTCCATTGGGAGGCACAAAGTTTACGGTACCGCTGCCATCTTTAATGTCTATATCCGGGCCGTTCTTCTTCTTGGATGGAGATTTGCCGCTTGCTTTCGGTGCGGTAGCCTGGATCGCTTTAATAGCATTTTCCTGTTCTTCATTCAAAGCATAGTGTTCATGTAACTTGTCATGCAGGCCAGGCTCACCCTTGCTGATCCTAATTAAGGCTTGTTTGAATGCCACGTCCGAAATCTTCGGCTTTGGAATGGAGTCATTTGATTTCTTGGCCGGTCCATTTCCGGGTCCTTTCCCGTCTACGTCTGATTGTGCCGTGGTTAAGCCAAATCCACCGATTAGCGTATAACGCTGCAAATATGATGCGGTTGAACCCATTGATTGAATATTGTTCTTCCCGCCTGAATTATCATAATAAGATTCCATTTCGGTAATCTCAGAATGCCCCCCAATATGGGACACGATAAAAATTGCCTTCAGCTTTGGATTGCCTTTTTCATCTTTAAGGTCTTGAAATTTCCAATCATAAGTAAGCCCGTTCTTATAGCAAGCAGGCTTTATCTGTTCGGCGATTTCATCTAATGGGGCATACGCATAAGAAGCTTTTCCGGGTCCGAAATCTGCGTTTTTTGTCTTCTTAATGACCGGAATATCATTTTGAAAGTTCTTTTTGGCTTCCAAAAATTCAGCTTTCGCGATCCTAGCAAACCAGCGTTCTTGCATATCCATCAAGCGTTCAAGCTGCTCAATAGAAAGACCTTTTTCAATTCCCAATGCTATCAGCATGTCAGGTGTGTTTACTACCGGGTGCTTTGATGTTTGGATTACTTCAGCGGTTTGAACCGCAATTTCTTGCTTTGGCTTCATGTGTTATTTGTTTTTGCGTTTATGTTTCTTGATTTGCTTTTTACGGGCCTTGCGTCTGTTTTTTCGCGTATTAGTCGTTCCTGAATGCACATAACAACCATTAACGATATTCAAATATGGGACCGTCTTACCTTCAAAATTAATTGCTGCCTGGGTTAATGCTGGCCTTTTATATTTGGTCTTCATGGCCTTTTTAATCCTTCTGTCAAGCCTGCCGACGGGCACACTTAACTTTAGTGTTTTAACCAGGTCAGCCGTTTCCAGTTGATCCGCATACCATTTCCGAAGGCTTATAAGAAGCCGGACGCGCTTGGATGGTATCATTCTTTGGAGGCTTTAGATTCGTAGAATAGATTTGCAAAGTATCGCCAGATATGGAACTTTAAGCCCTGGCCTTCTGGCGTGTTTGGCGCCATTCTCGAAGACCAACTAAGAAGCTTTTCGGCCATCCACATACGGATTTCGATTATTAATTTCTTCATAAATAAAGGCAATTATTTTACGTATTTTACGTATTTAACTGAAGAGACAGAACCGAAACGGGCCTTTAATGACGCGTAAATATCATCTTTCCAGCCGTTTCCGGTTAATGGTGGCTTTTCTATTTCAACGATTACGCCGTCAGGGCTATCACAATAAGTGAAGGCTAAGGAGTGCATTTTGCCCTCGTTGGCATTTTCTGCCCAAAGGCTAGTATTTAAAATTGATGAAGTCATGTATTTCAGCGTTTGTTTATACTAACGTAAATCTAATGTATTGGTTTTAAAAATGCAACAAATTAATATATAGTTTTTCTTATTTCGTTGCTTAGAATTCTGACCGGTTCACCACGTTCTTTGCTCCAAATCCATATATCATTTTTGAATTCACGTTCATGCTCTTCAGGGCATTTAACTACATCATATATGCCTTCTTGCATGCTTAATCCTGGAATATTCGTAATTACAACCTGTTTTGGAATATCTCTTTTATGGGTGCATTTTTCCGCCTTTAGATACATCTTTTCGGTAACAATGATATAATCTACAAAGCCCTTGCGGATGCCTTCACAACCGCAAATACTGCATTTGTATTTATCCCAACCTTGCTTAAGGCTCACCAGATTGACTTTATCGAATTTATGGTTTGTTATGTCTACTCGTTTCATAGATTTATTTTGTTTCACGTGAAAGAGATTCAAGCATTTTGTCAGCCCAATAGATAGGCCATTGAATCAATATTTGAATGTTGTAATTCGCATCCCATTCATTTCTTTCTTTGACCCTTTCAATGTATTCTTCGAGATATTTATTGACTTCATCCCTGCATTCTTGGGGTATTTCGTCGGAATCTGGGAATCCATCCCCTTCCGCTTCTTCATTCCAATATTCCATAAATAAATCTTCATACTTATGACCCGATCCCCTACCAAATTTTAGATATAATGGCGTTTCCATTTCTGGTTTTTTTGGTACGTTTGGCTTAAACCATTCCGGTACGCCTTTCGGAGCATGAGCGATGAAGTATTCGCGCTTGGTAATGTTCTCCTGGATTGTTGATAGATTGTTGATATATCTTTCAAGAACATCGTGATAAAGTGCTTCCTTTTCTTCGACTTCTAAATCATGCCAATCCCGGCCTGCGCTTTCGCTATAGTACTCTTTAGCGATTTTGTTTTTAATCTCGTCTAGCAATTTCTTGTCTATCATGCTGTTTGGTTTATAATTTCAAGTATGTCGCGAAGCTGTTTAATGGTGAAATCGTCGATTTTCTTTCCCTTCCAAAAATCGAACGTATCTTTTATTTTCATGTATAAGTCGTGACGTTCATTTCTATCAAGAATTTCCTGTTCGGTTCGATAGTATTGTCGATTGTTTTGCGAATATTTTTTCATTGCGAATAGGAGACTTTTTTTATCAATTGGGTATTGAGTCATGATGTTCCCAAATGAATCTTCTAAAAAGATGAATTTCGTGCCTATTCTGACAATTTTTTCGCTTTTAATGTTACCCTTAGCACTTTCATGATAAAGCATTTGACCGATTTCAGGCTTTCCATTAATTTGATATTCTGCATCTGATAAAGGATTATTTTTATTTGATTTCATAGGTTTAATGATTATCCGCTATTCCACCGGACCAAGCCTCGCGATCTTGCGGCCCATCATAGTTGCGGTTATTGTGAATTCCTTCAAGTTCAAACATTAATAGCATCGGGGAAAAGATACCCGCGTGTCGCTTAATCAGGCGTTCGTAGCTCCAAGATTTGCCCTTATAAATTACCAAGCTGTTCGCCTTTGCATTTATTTTTTGGTGTATGGATAATTGCGCGTAGTTCATTTGTTTGTTGATAAGTTGTTCAGTCTTTCACGTTCTTCGTAAAGTCTTCGGATAAATCCTTCCCTGGTCATGTGATGTGCCCAATTTCCAAATGCAACCCGGTAAATTGAATCCAGATCATCAAAACTCATATCTTCGAACGGCCTATCATTATCTGTTAATCGTATAAAGCAATCAATAACAGATAGATTTGATTTATTGCCTTTCATCGGCTGAAGGTGTAAGAGTTGTCAGACGTAAGGGAGTGCCGTTCTATTTCATTATCTCCGATATAGACCTGGATTACTAGGTTATCGGTGCTCGTGGCTGTAAGCGTGAATTCCTGGCCTTCCCGTAGGTCAAATTCTGAAGTGTAGCCCCAAGTCTTAACAACCGTATCAGAAATGTTATGGCCCGGATCGCTCCAAACTATTTTTGCGCTGAAGGGATTCGTTTTAGTTGTGGACTCCACCCGGAAATTATAGGAGGTCTTTTTCCCAACGATTAATATTTCATCCTGGGAACATGAGGTTAACGCCACGCTTAAAATGATGGCGAAAATGTAGATTAAAATCCAAGGATCGTCTTTGATGATAGTTTTCATGTTTAGTTATGGTTTAGTGTGCTAAAATTGAATGTTGTTTCTCCGATTAATGATTCGTTAGTCCTCACATGGTTATAATTCACAGTGAAGTCGAAGCCCTGAAAGCCTGTGCCTTTGTATAAAATACGGCCGTATTGTATATCTACAGGGTAGCCAGAATTAACCACGAAAAGAAAGTCTTCAGTCTTCTTGGGCTTGTTATGCCTCCAATTCCAAATTTGGAGGATCGCGATAAGGCGCTGTAGTCTGTTCATGGCTTTTTTATTACTCGACCTTTACCATATTGTTCGTACAATTCTTTGGCTTTTTCTTCAGCCTGATCCTTATACATGAATACCTTAGCTTCGTCAAGATGGCATGTATGAAGATGGTCAGTGATAAAATAGGTTGGAACAAGTCCACCGAAACGGATTATAAACCCTGTAAAATCTTCAGCTTTAGTTTCCATGTGGCTTATCTCTTTACAAGGTAAGACTGTTTCAAATTGCTTAGAATCTGGGTTTGGTTATTATTCCAGGCTTCAAGACTTGCGATGATGGCGGCGGCTTTCTTTGTAGTTGTCATGTCTGTAGTGTTTATGTGTTGCTGTTATAATTACTATAACGTAAAGTAATGCAAAAAGTTTTAAAAATGCAACAATTATCTTTCGTAATATTATAGGATGGACATAAAAAAAGCCCTTAAAAGGGCTAATTTCTCACGATTTAGGCTATGAAAATATTTTTTAAATCAATACATTTTTAACCAATTCGCCCCGTTTGATTGAACCCGAATACCATCGAATTGATTAAGTGTTATACTTGTTGGCGTTCCTGATACATTCGCAAAGGTCTGGCTTGAAGTTGTGAGCACTGTTACAACGCCGGTTCCTGAATTGGTAATGAAAAACATTCTTCCGGCTCTGCCCACTGCGGTTGGTAATGTCTGATTGTTGGTACCTGAAGTTACATTTACAGTAAAATCAGAAGTTGTAAGGGTATAGTTAGCCGTTTTAGCAACATAATTTAAAGTAGCCCTTAAATCTGTAGTGGTTGCATTCGTGATTGCTGTAGTTACGTATTGTTTGGTTGTAATGCTGGCATTTGTAGGTACTGAAGCAGCGCCACCGGTTAATTCATATTTCGCACCATCAAATGTAACGGCACCTGGTTGTAAGTCAATGGATGAATTTGTCCCGCCGTTCGCACAATAAAAATTAATTTCACTACTAGCCGCACCACTGGAAACTATACTAACTCCACCGCTATTACTATATGAAACCGTGTTGGTCTTTCCACCCGATGTTCCTGTTAATGACACACTATTTGCGCCTGATTCAATTGTTGTATTTGTGGTAATTGTTCCCCCCAAATCTACCGCCGTACTATTAGCCGTGGTTCCGCTTCCATTAGTGAGCGCAAAGGTGACCCCTGATAAAGCACTTGTAATGCTATTCTGGTCCATTGTACCATCTGTATTTGTTCCGGTAGTTGTGTATAATTTTGTTTTACCTGATACAGTAGGCGAAGCCGTATTCACGGTTCCCGCGGCTGTCACGTTTCCGGTACCATCAAATGAAGGGGAGGTGTAAGCAATATCGCCTGTAATTGATAGCGTTATACCTGTTTGAAATTTAGGAGCGCTGACTATTGTTATAACCGGTGTTGTTGTTGTATTGGCTATCGTTGCGTTACCGTCCGCACTTGTAACGCTTGTTACGGTACCGGCACCAATTTCACTAACCTGTAAATTTGTTCCATCATAATAAAGTGTATAAGATTTACCCGCGATAATATCTCCTGAAGCTAAAGCGGTGCTTACTCCTTTTACAAGATTGATAGGCCCAATAGTTCCGTTAAATGTTAATGTGGATGCAGCCGTATTTCCATTCGTGAATTTAACGGGTATTGTGAAGCCGGAAGGAAGTGAAGTAAACCCGGAAAGTGTCGAATAGGTATAGGTATTTGTTCCTGATACCGTTACCATATCGGCATACGATTTTTTATTATTGATAATGTCGTAATCCAGCGTTTTTGTTCTCCCAGGGTCAAAAGTGTGTAGTCCGATATAATCGGCTTGTGTTTTCATTGCCCCGTCTGTGACCTGGCCGCTTGCAAATGCGCTTATTAGCAGAAAAAAGAATAATAGTATGTTTTTCATGATTATATATTTTGTTGAAACTTTTTAACCTTTATCGACGACCCAATTAACCATTTCCTGACCAGGTTTTTTGTATTTGGCCCATATTCTACAGCCGTCAACCAACTCCACACCATCAATAATTGCAGGGATTGAAGGATTCCTTAATCGAACTATAAAGGTGTTGGCGGTCTTTATATTTCCATTCCGTCCGGTTCCTCCTTTTTCAGGCATTTGTGGGTCGGCATTGTTTATCATGTGTTCACCGCAATAAGCAAACAGATAAATCTTGGTCTTCTTTTTAAATGGCATGGCTTTTTATTTTGAGTTATCAATTTTACGCCTAACGAACACGTCAAGATAAGACGAAACCTTATCCCGCATGAAAAGAAGGGCAAAACCTACTGCCCCAACAATTGCAACTTGCATAACCGGTATTTGCTTCAATTCGAAAAACCAATTCATACAAATAGCAACCGCGCTAATTATCATTAAAACTGAGCCAATGATCGTGGTTATTACATTTTTAGATACATTTTCCGTGTGGAAATACTTATCTTCTTTCTGCTCTTCCATATAATTAGGGGTTTAAAATTATGCTCGTCTATCCCAGTTAGCTTCTGTTTGATTATTGGACCCGTCCAAATCAACCCTAACAACTAACCAAGTACCATCTGGCCAAAAATTCCCGTTTAAATTTGCGCCTATATTTCCTGGCGTTGTGATTCTATATATTGAATTACGTGGAATTGTGCCGGTCGGATATGCATTTGTGATTGATGCATCATAATCAATTACATCAAATGGGAGTGCTATTGTGGCCCCAACGATTACCCAATCCCCTATGCCAAGTTCGGTAATGAAGTCAGTAGAATTATATGGTCTGGTCGGATTGGCTAATAAATAAAGTCCCCAATGTCCTGAAATCTGATAAAGTACTGTAACATTTGTATCTGCATAGATTCCAGACGCCCAAGGCACAAGTCCAGATTTACCCATTACGGCAATAGTCCAGAATGTTGAAGCTGGCCCAGGAACATTGCCCAAATTATCGGCACTTTCTGAAATCCAAGCCTCATACGGTTGGCCTGGTCCCTGGCTGTAAACCACAATATCCCCTTCTGCATAATTCATGATTGAAGACCATATTGTGTCTGGATTTGTACCGCTTACAATGAAGTCTTCAACATTAATATGATAGGTTGTATCTGACGTTGGATCATAGAATGGGAACTTAGACCCTGTTAGGAGTGAAGGATTATATGGAAGTTCAGGAATTCTTTTGTCTAAGTCAGCCATAAGAACAAAGTTATAATTTTATTCGACCTCCACCATCACCAAGTAAAAGCGGGTCGTCGCTTCCGACTATGGTAATATCAGTAAGCGGTGCATATCTGTTTGCGGTGCTAAATGCCTGCTCATACATTTCAATTGTGCCCTTCATGACCTTTTTTCTTGCATCGAATGCGATCTTGAATAATGATTTTGGTAAAAAGAACTTATCATTTATGGTAATGAACCCATGAGCTTGCCATACCATCATGCCATCGTGCGCCAGATCATCGAAATAATAAGCTTCAAAAACGATGAATTTATCGAGCTCAAAGGATACGTTTCTTAATCGGCCTGTTGAAACAGCGCGATATTGTGTTAGGTTGCCGTCTGCCTGGTTATCAATCCGGTATAGTTTTAGGCGTATTTTATTGATATAAAACGGTACGAGCTCATAATAATAATTATAGATGTTATACCCGTGTTTGTGCTGAAGCCTCACAGAATCGCATTTCGCTTGCTGTAGTGACATTAATTCAATAGGATTTGAAACCATTATGATGGCGTTCGTATCCTGGCGGTAAATCATCAAGTAATAAACGCCGAAATCAATACCTCCCGGCAATTCCACTGAAGCATAAATATTATAAACGCCCGTGGTTATGTCGTGTTTCTGAAGCGGTGCAATGTCTGCCATTACAAGACCTTGGACATTAAATAGGCCCAAACGGTAAAAGGAAAAATCTGGGTCCGTTAATGGTTGATCGAAATTGATATAGAATGCGAATTCCTCCAACGGTGAAACGATTGGGGTATGAATTCTATTCGTTTTATTTTGGCGATCATACCCTTTCGGTAAGTCAAAGCAACAATTTTCCGTTTGTATTTCGGTGTAATTGGTTGGTCCAAAAGCTGAAAACCAATTAATAAAATTATAGTTATTCAAAGGCTTTTGGTCAACCGTAAGTGGACCTGGTACCGGTGTTGGCGGGTCAGGATCGGGTGCACCGGCCAATATTTCTATTCCTGTCACCGAATCGGTACAGCCTCCCGAATCACGTACGTAAAGCGTATATGTGCTAGGTGCTAAACCCGTGAATACGTTTGATAATTGCCATGTTGCATTGTCAAGTGAATACTCAATCGTATTTGAAGAGGTATAATGCGCGGTAATTGTTCCGTCATGTGCGCCTGCCGTTACTTCGTTTGTCTTATTATAGGATGGTGTGCCGGGGGTAAGATCACATACAAGGATTTCTTCTAAGGATATATCATCCATATAAAGAACTCCACCTGGATTTATTGTTCCCTCGAAAATATGACCAGGAATACTAGGTACATCACCGGGGCCAATCGAACTATCTAAAATATAGATTGATACATAAGTGAATGAATTTACCTGTAAAAAACCATTAGGTTGGGTTCCTATAATTTCATATTCGAATTCTACCCATTGATCCAAACAGTCAGCTACTGTTTTAATCGTTCTTGAAATTATTGTTGGGGTAACGATTGGACCAATTCCGTTAAGTCCTCCTCCTCCTTGTATTCCCGGACCAATATAAACGTGTGCATCATTTGATGCTATTGGATTGCTTGAAGGTATATAAACCCAAACTTTAAATTTAAACTGTTTGTTTGGTATATGCCCTGCTATTGTCTCCGGTGAGAAATTAAGACCTAATATCGGCCTGGGTCCAGTTCCATATCTAACAATAGGAAAATAAAATTTTGGAGCATGCCAAAAACTAGGGTTTATAGGATCAGCAACAAATCTTCCTTTTCCTGAAAAGGAACCACTATGGGCAAAATCTGAGCTCCTTGTCGTTTTACAAACTACAGAACTACCCTGGGCAACTACTTCATCGCCTGAAGAGTATGACTCCCAAGTACCGTTATCAATGAATGGGTATAAATTAGCCATTGTATTTTTCGATAAAGTTCGCCTTTATCATTTGGGTAACCGGATTAAGTTTCAAGTCGAAAATATAACCCTTTTCTAGTTCTCCATCTAAATTGAACCATTCAAAGTAACCATAATTCGCGCCGTTAGGGTCGCGTCCTTCGAATGCCAGACGTATTGCCTTCAGTGTTTCCCAGGTTATTGGCGCTTCAAAATAGATGTTATTACCCGAAAATAACGGCAATTGCAGTGAACTTGGGGCGCTTTCCGCGAATTGATCGCCGTAAGGTTCTGAAACAGAACCATATCGACACGTGACACTATCCTTTAATTTCGTTTCCGCTTTCACATTATTCTTTCCATCCGTGAAAGTTATTGCTTCACCACTTCCTATCAATTTGTAAATGCCTGCGTTGAATATTTTAGCCCATCGAAGCATTATTCTTTTAATATGATGTTCAAGATTATAGACCGATTCAGGGCTTTTTATCCCGGACGTGGTTTGAAAATCTTCATTCCTTCTAGCCTTCATACGGCTGGCGGTAATGGTTATGTCTCCGGTCCCTGCTCCGTCGCTTGCAAGTGTTTCTTTGATGGTTAAAATGGTCTGATTATAAGCGTATGGAATTTCTATTGCCAGGATGGTATAAACTCCGTCTGTCACGCTTCCGGTACTGCCTGAAATTGTGAATGTATCATTTGGCACTACTGCCAAAATATCGTTCACGGTAATGATCCCGCCTGCCTGGTCAAAGTTCATCGTCTTACCGATGGCGCTCGTCGCTTCAGTAGCTGAGATTAAAAAAGTATCGTCGTCAGTTTCATAGGCATTATTAGGATTGTTTACGAAGCTTTGAACGCGCGCATACTGGATATAATAAGGCGAAAGAATCCAATCTATGATAATTGAAAGCTTTGATTTTATGCTTTTGATCGGAAGAATGTAATCAAATTTTGTCATCCAATCTTCTATGGAATCCTGTTGATTATTTTGCGGGTACTTTCTGAAGCCAAATTCAATTTCATTATAGATATAGCGAAGTGCTGGCGATTTCTCATAGTTTGAAATAACGTCAAATCTCATGATTCTCGTATTCCTGAAGAAATAAGGAAGTTCTTCAAACCTCACAAACTCTTCACCCAAATCATTCCGTTCAATACTTAGGCCGGCGCATACAAGACCTGAAAGGGAATTGAACCACTGATTAGCGGACATATTGAAGGCTTTATTGGGGATGCCTCTTATCATCAATCCATCTAAAGTATTATGATTTGAAAGACAACCGTTATTATCATATCCCAGGTCAACCCGTCCAAGAAGATTGCTTTTCAATGGATTGACGGTATCCAATATTAATTCGAGTTGACGGTTAATTGCCTCATGGATCCGCAATGAATTAACAACGCTTGCCGCGCTTACCGTTTGCTCATTTACGAATAAAAAGTGTGTGCTTGTATTGATGTATTTAAAATCTGTTATCGCAAAAGCTGCATTATTCGGCGTATAAACCCAACATTTTATAAATATGGCTTCATCTTCAACCAGGCGTAAGATTCCATCTATACCGCCGTCAAACGTTTCAGTATGGGCAACATTTCCGCAATCTTGTTCCCGTACAAGTGCTGTTTCTGTTACACCGTCGGCAATTGGTGGCTGTTCATCACTTCCAATACTTTGAGAAATCAGGCTTCTTTTATAGATCGAAATTCCGGTTTTAACAAAGCCCGAAGTATTGCCCATTGTGAATTTAAAAGCCACTCTGACATTAAAATATAATATCCTTTCCTGAACACCTGGCGGCAATGTCAGACCGCTATAAATTAATTCACCGGCAGGGGC